ATATAACGACGCCATGTCCAGCGCTGTCGTCTGAGCCATGCCAAATTGTTCGAGTGATTTTTTTGACCAGGCAACGACCGCCGGTGTGAGCTTGTCTCCAAACACGACGCCGACTTTGCCCAGCGTTTCATTGTAGTCACTCGCTGCTTTGATACATGCGGCAAACCCAGCAACGACCGGAGCCGTGAACGCCAGAGTCATAATGCCCCCGGCTTTTTGCATGGATCCGCCGATCTTTTTCATTTTCGCCTGGACGTCCGTGCTTAATCCGCCGACTTGCCTTTTGACGTTACTGATCTCGCTCGTAAATTTCGACGTCTCAGCTGTTATTTTTACTTTTAATTCTTCTATCGTCATTTCTTATCACCCCACTTTTTGTTGTGATTATCTGAAAATCTCATGAGTCTGTCTTTCATTATTCGCCAATCTTGCTGCTGTGGTTTCTGATCCGGATCTGAAAGATCCTCAAATATTCCAGGATATGCAGCTGCAAGTGATGGATATTCTGCATCCTCGTCCAGGAATCTCGAAATCCCCACACAGAGAAGATCTGCAAACCTATGGTCCATACTTGCCCGGAACCTGATCTCATTCTCCTGACGCTTGATATTTGCCTCCAGGAAGTCAAGATTTTCCTTATAAGTCATGTCCCAGAATTCCATCGGCCTGACGCCGGCTTCGATTGCCATCGGATATAATTTATTGATCAGGATTGTGAGTGATTCTTGCTCCCGTGCTACTCTTGCACCAGAGGCGTCTCCACTTCCTGATTCGCTGAAAAAAAACCACTCACCCTGAGCACGTCAATGATCACCGCCGTCAAATCCATGTATGTTTTGCCTTCTTCGAGCATCTGATCATACATGGCGAACGTTTTCTCCATGTTATATCCATGATGATATTGCACCAGGGATCCCTTCAGAATTGAGATCAGCGTGTTCAATGGCAGCAGCGGATCATTTGTCAGGATCTTTAAAAGCGATCCGCCCAGCTGCTTTTCAAGCTCGACGATCTGTTGTGTTCCCAGGCGGAGCTTGAATTCTTCTCCACCGGTTTCGAATGTTACATATTTCATGAGATTTCCTCCTTTTGATTAAAAAAATAAGGGCCCGGAGGCCCTATTTGCTATATTACCGGATCAGTGACGACGATTGCTGAATTCAGCATCAATGTTGCTGAGAATGTCAGCGCGCCGTTGACTTTTGCACCGTCGACCTTTGTGGAAGCCGCTGCACTAAATTCGAACATTGTTCCGTCTGGTAATTCCACTTGATAATCGTCGATCGCTTCGGCATCTTCCAGGCCCCTCAAGACTCTGTATGATGCTGTAGCGCTGGAATTGTCATATAAAAACTTGAATTCCAGATCTCCATAATCAACGATACCTTTGATAAATCTTTTTGATCCATCTGCAAGCGTGGTCACTTCCACTTTGTCCGGCACTCCGCCGATGTCTGGAACCTCTTGAAGATCTGGGATCTCCACGAATGCTAAATCGACTTTGACACTGATCTTGGTGCCTTTACTTATTAATCCCGTTCCTGGCATGTTTATACCTCCTATTATTGGTGTACTATCATAGATTTAACGTCTATTATTCCGCCGTATCTCATGACGGAATGATTCAAACCGCTTGGATCCTCGATGTCGTTATAAGACGTCCGATCCAAACCTTGCGGCGTGAATATTGCATCCACAGCAGCACAGATCACTGATCCGGCGCTGGCATTGTCTGCCCAGACTTCAATCTGGAAGCTCATGTTTGTGAGTCTTTCGATTCCGCCCGATCTTGCGTTCATGCTGTTTTCGTCGATGTTATATGTGATCGTCGGCATTTTGCTGAAGTCTTTCGGGAATTCCCGGCAAACTTGCAGCACGCCGCTGATCGTTTTTAATTCAGCCAGGATCCCCGGCTTAATATTTATCACCTGGCCACCTCCTTGATTGCTTTCAAAATTGATTTTTCAATCTGCGCCGTGATCTTATCCTTGTTTTGTTTCAACGCTGGATATAGAAACGGCTGCGGATCCATGCCAGCCCAATCGAACCGATACGATATTCCAGGCGGCCGATCTATTCGAGCGGATTCGCCCCTTTGACCGGTCCCAAACTCAACGTATGCAGCATATTCGACGTTTGTCGAGACAATGCCTTCCGCTGATCCCCTGGATCCCGTCGTTTTGTGCTGGATGCTATTTCTCAGCCTTCCGCCGTCCTCGATCTTATTTACCGGACAGAGAAGTTTCGCGTCACGCTTGACTCGTCTGGTCCCTTGATCAACGCCTGACTTTATGGCTGCTGAGGAATCAACTCCCAGCTGATCCAGCTTTTTCAGTAAAGAGTCAAGGCCTTCGATATTCATATCTGACATTTATATCACCTCAAATTTTGGAATCGTTAAAATATAAATCGTTTTCATTCCTCCAATATCAAAAGTGAATAATTTCACTCCAATAAAAAAAGCACGAATCAATATAATTCGTCCTATTATTGGATTTTTCATTTCAACTTCAAATATCGGTCTTTCAATTCTGAATTTTTTTAACTTCGCCATTTATACGCCTCGTTTCTTTAGCTCCAGCGCCCGAACGTCCCACGTTTTGATCGTGTCCACTTCATAATCCGGATCCGCGTCTGCTGCCACATTGACGCAAACGCCGTCCTTCTCTTTTATGGATCCTAGATCATTCACGCGCATGCTGAGCATGTATTTGATGTTTTCCCCGTATGATGCCGCTGCTGCTGATCCGCTTAATGGCTGGACGCTTGCTTTAACTTCATACGCTACGCCGTAGACCTCCAAAACAGATCCTTCATCGTCCGCGCCTGGTGTTCTCGCTCGAATGTTCACCGGCCGGAGATCTCTCTCTCTAAGTCTCATAATCGAGCACCAGATCGCCGGTTAATGGGTTCGCGTATGCTTCCGCCCTTGCTGGCAATCTTCGGCAGCTGCGGATCTTCTTCTTTATGCTTTCAGGCACGTCGTCGAATGATCTGGAGATACCGCCTTCCGAATGAGCCGTCTGACCCTCGATCCCTTGCTTGTTATAGTAAACGAGCGCAAGCTCCACCTGAGCGCTGATCAGGAGATCAGGGATCGTCTCTGTGTTTGTGCCGGTGAGAATATATTCCAGCGCATCGGCCAGATATATCTCCAGCAGCGCATCTTTTGTCACGTCTCCTGAAGCAATTCCGATCTTCAGCCTTAATATTTCAAGCTGCGTCATGTGCTTTCACCTCCATTATAAAAAAAGGAGGCCGTTTTCAGGCCCCCAGGAAAAACTTTTATTAGCCTAAGAATCTTACAGCAAGATCCTTGTCTAACGTCTTAACGCCAGCAAGGAAGTCGATGGAGATTGTGTCGGTCTTTGTGTTCATGTTGTAATCGTAAACGACACGACATGAGATCCCATTGAAGCTGATTGTCTCAGCCTTAGCAGCGCCCATCGGTGTTGCAAGCGGTCTGGTTACAAGAGCAAACGCGTTCTTGTGGAATGCGATGTTCTGAGCTTTCAATGTGTTGAATGTCACGGCCTTAGCTGAGCATGTTGCGACTACAGCTGGAGACACTGACAATGTGCAAGCGCCGGCAATAGCTGCCACGTCTGCTGTCACGGTGTACTGATTGCCGTCCACAGTTACAACGTCACCAGCTTTGAATGTTCCGGTTGCAGCTGAGACAGCTGTCAATGCGAAACTTGCTGCGTCCTTTGTTCCGGCTGCTGTTGCAGCTGTTGCGGTTCCGTATACATGAGCCGCGATGTTCTGATCCATGAACGTATTCAGGCCCAGGATCTTGCCCATGCTTGCTGCTCTCAGCGCTTCGGTTGATCCGGACTTGTCAGCGGCAAGGATTGAATCAAGAACGACATATTTTGCTTCGGTGATAGGATCCAGCACAAGTGCTCTATTATCAAACGGAACCTTTTTGTTGTTCATGATTGTTCTGACAGCTGCGAAATCTGCGATCGCTGGTGTTCCAGATACAAGCGCATAATTCGGGATGTCAACATATAAGCTGGCGATCAATTCGTCGAGCTTCTGAGCATGAGCTCTCATTGCTGGTTCAATAAACTGAGCTGCAAAATCAACGATTGTCAATGACAAGTCTTTACTTGATACAGCAAAGGAAACGTCGATCAATTTGTCCATTTTAACAGAGACAGAAGTTTCGTTTGCTTCCTGGATGTCAATGGTTGAACCATTGTATTCCTTTGAGACAAACGTCGCTGGCTTTCTTACTGTAACGGTATCGCCGACTTTGGCAAATTCGTCAGAGTAATCTCTGTGAACCAATCCAGCAAGGACCATATTATTTTGTAATACAAGGATCGCCTCTTTTGCGATCACGGATGGTGTTAATAACATTTTATACCTCCTATGGCATTTTACTTTTTATTTTTTATTCCGATCCGCGTACCAGGCCGAATATTCGTCCATAGTCATTTCATCCGGATCTTTAACAGGTTTACCAGGACCGCCTTTGTTTTCAGGCTTGTCACCGGCAAGCGGTTGATCAAATAGATCTTTGTACGATTCTTGGATCGCTGTCAGCTGTTCGTCCAGGCCCTCGATGCTTCCATCCTCTTTGATCGTGATCTTTTCCATGTCAAACTTACCCATGAGAAGATCCGAATGCTTTGCTTTGCTTCCGATCAGCTTCTCTTTAATTGCGCTGCTTTTTTGCAAGCTCTGGATCTTTGTGGAATAGTCTCCCACAGCCTTCTCGTTCGCTGCCTGGAGATCCGCGATCTGCTTGGTCAATTCATCGTTGCCCTTCGCTTTATCGCCCAGAGCCACCAGCTGCGTGTCTCTCTCTGCCAGCTGATCCTTAACGTCTTTTAGGCTTCCATTAATTTCGTCGAACCTGGCTTTCGGAATGAATCCCTTCATTTCCTCGGCTGCTGCTGCTGTGATCTTGTCTGCGGTTGCCTCGTCAAGGCCCAATGCGATTAAATCTTCTTTTTTCATGTTTCTGTTCTCCTTTTCGTTTCTTCAGATTACGCTTTTTATCGTGGGTATCGGCCACGGATCCGCTTTGCTCTCGTTATTTTACGCCGGCGATGCCAGAACGGCGATTTTGTGCATATAAAAAAGCACCCTGATCTCTCAAAGTGCTTTATTATTGTGAAATTGCTTGAGTTAATCCCAGAGCTGATCGTCTGGAGGATATAACTCTAATACTTTGTAATAATTCGGAATGTCGACCGGATATTTCCCGGATGTGAGTGCTTTCATGACTTCGATTTTCTCGTCCAGCAGCTTCTCACTTTCCAGATCAAAGAATTGATTGAATATAGGATCCATGACTTCCATGAATAGATCGTGGACCAGCATTTCCTTCTCTGCCTGGATCTGCATTTTCTCTGCTTCTTTATTTACCATATTGAATCCTCCTGACTAATTCAGCCTTTTGAATATCTAACCATTCAACGAGATCGCTTTCCCTTTAGACATCGGCTTCTCGATCTTAGCTTCCACAGCTGGCATAGACTTCGGAGCTTTCGCTTTCGTTTTTGCCTTCGGGATTATTATACCCGGTTTTTGTTTCTTTAGCCATTCCTGGTATGTGACTTTTTTGTCGACAAATACCGACTTCCAATCATCATACTTCATATTTGCTGGCACGGTCATGGTCTGACCGGTCTCCGGATCCAGAGCTCGTCGCTCAAGATCCTCCAGATTGTCGTCCTCAAAGATCTCAATCGTCGTGGATCTACAATTTGCATGCAGCGGAGGAATATTCTTCCCGGCCTTTGCATCCTTAATCTGGACCAGCTGGCCATCGTGCTCTCTGCATATCGGTGACGTTCTTCCATCTAATGTCGCCAAATATCTCACTTCTAAGATCCCGGCTTCTTTATAAGCTGCAAGCTCCGCAGTGTTGGCCACAAACGTCGTCTCTGTGCGGATTAATCTGGTCGAGGCATATTTGCCCACCCCCATGCGTTCGTCCATTTCAGCAGCCATTTTCTTTACGCTGGCCCCATTCATGAACCCCTTTGTCAGAACGTGCTCCAGATCTGCGCTCAGCTTCTCTGTGTTCTTCCAAATCCTTTTGCTGAAGTGCTTTCCGGACCAATTCTGTTTTAGGATCTCCCGGATCTGATTTTCTGGCATCGCTGCGAAACTGAATCCGGTCCCGATGCCTTGCTGCATATCAAACATGGTCTTGTAATATGATGTTTCTGCCGTGTTCATTAATCCTTTGCCCATCTGAGCAGCGGAGACGTCAGCCAGCTTTGCCAGCTCGATGTTTGCGATCTCTTTTGTTGCTTGCAGCCTGGTGAGCCTTGCGGCATAAGCTGGAGCATTGATCCTGGCCAGCATTTCGGCTCGCATTCCCGGATCAGTGATCCCTCTGAGCGATCTTTTGAGATTCGCGATCTCTGTTTTGCTTTCCAGGTTCGTGAGATATTTAAACGCTTCACGCTCAGTGAATCCGCCATCCGTTGCGTATTTTGTAAAGATCCGATCCATGCTGGTCGTGATCTCTGTTGCAGCGGATCCATAGGCCGCGTTTACTTTCTTGATCGTGGCCTCAGCGTCCTTCTGATATTCGTTCATTCTTTTCGAGTTACGCTTGGCCCAATATTTTTCACCGCTCATGAT